GCACATTGACGGCCTCTGTCCAGATAAGGTCGCCGCTCATTGATCAACTCCTCATAACGCGCCTTGGCTGTTGAGGCTGCCTCGCTCATAGATTGACGCCAGAATTGGCCGAACCTGCCGATTGCTGCGCCAGATCAATACGTAACGGATTGCGCCGCTTGGTCTTTTTTGCTTGAGCGTCTTTCTTGATGGTGACAGGATCAGGGGCTTTTTCTGGCTGCTCGGGCGGTTTGAGAACGGGCGTGGGTTCTGGCATTTCTGGCATTTTTGGTTTTTTCGGGATGCACATTTATTTAAATCTCCTTCAATATTTGTTGATAGAGTTCGTGGTAAGTACCGTCATTGATAAAAATACGGTCAAAGTCGTGACAATCAAGCCGCCCCTCGCTAAGGTGGGCAGGTTTGGGAATGGAGGTTGTGGGTCGAATAATTGACCAAACCTGACCGCCACGCTCTTTGATTGCTTGATATTCTTCCTCAAAGCGGACATCATCAATAACAAGATTTGCCCCCTCTTCCACTTGTTCAAAAAGCATCTTTACCCATATATCAGGGGCAATATGGGCACGCGCCCACTCGTTCCCAAGGGTCTGGCAAAGCTCACGGTAAGACTTGTTATTCACCTCTGGGATCGGGGCTTCCTTATCCTCTTCTCTTAAGTGGCCGATAACGTCCCAATCAAGGCCATTCAAAAGGAGAAAATGATCGACTGTCCTTTTTATCGGCTTGGCAAAACTGCATCTCTGGAAGCCGAAAGCCTCCTCAATAAATGATGCCAAAGTGGTTTTGCCTGACCCTGGGTTAGGGGAATAAAGGCCGATAATCATTGGTTGGCTGGTTGCCATAAAATAGGTTTCCTTTCCTTGTAATCATAATCAACATGGCGCAAAATCCGCGCCACACGTGCGGTTTGTAAGGCGGCCTCAACATCGAGACCGGCCTTTTCATATTGCTGAACAATGATGCCCCACATATCCTCCACGGGGACATCACATAGGAGTTTTGCTGCCTTGACCTTGCCCACATTCGGGCAGCCGCCATAGCCATCTGTTGGGTCGCCGGTGAGAATCTGGCTGTAAAAGAAACGGTCTGCTTCCTCTTCACTCACGCGTTGAGGGGCGTCTTGCTTATCAGGGTTCCAGTGCAGAGCGGGGATGGTGCGCAAATCCTTATCTGTTGAGACAATGATTTTGCGCTCCTTAATGATCTTTGGATTGGTTGCCAGAATGCCCAACACATCGTCCGCTTCCAATGTGGGGCGGATAAAAGCATTGTAACTGCTCACCACATATTCACGCAAAGGCTGCAATAATAGGGGACGTTGAACGGATTTTCGGTTGGCCTTATATGAGGGCATGATTTCCTTGCGGAAATTTTCCCTATCCGTCAAAGCGATAATGGCTTTGGCAGCCTTCAAGGTGCGCTGGAAGCTGGAAATCATTTCATCAAAATTGGCTTTTGCCGCATCAAGATCAGCCGTGAGCATATATTGACCATCCCCCATATCCGTACTGGTCTGGGCAGCTAAGGCCGCCTTGTAAATGACAATGTCGCCGTCAATGAGCAATGTTGTCATCAGGCAATTCTTTCAAGAAATGTTTCAGCCCCTCTTCCCCCAATTCCGAAAAAGCGGTTATATTGGCCAACATGACCAACACCTTGCGCCCCTTCACCTCGGTGAGGGCTTTATCCGCCGCTTCCTCGGTGAAGAAAATTTGTGCTTGATGTAAGCTGCTTGCCCAACGGCGGTGATGAAATGGGTTGGCATAATAAAGCCCTTGCTCATCTTGTATGCAAAGGACTAAATCCGTTAGAATGTTTGGCCGATCCATCAGCCGTCCTCTTCTATCATTTTCGGGATACCGTATTTGTCACGTAAATACCTCTCCTGCTCCTTGTAGCCTTTTTGCCGTGAAGTCGATGAGGGCTGCGGCGTCTTGGGGGTGAAGCAGGTGCCATTCCCCTCGGGTTTTGTGCCCCCTGTAATGTTTGATAAGTGTCCTTTCAGCTTTGCAGACATCGTCAAAATAACGGTAATAATAGATTTCATAATCACGGTGCGGCGTTCCTGTTTGATAGGTTCTGAAGCGGGAAAGAATATTTGTGGTGCGCCCGATCTTGGCATATTGCGGCCAAGCGGGATTGATGATGACATAGAGATAGCCACCTCCTTTATTTCTTCGTTTCATGGGTGATTTATTTAATGTGTGTCGCGCCAAGTCATGCCTTGCGCGGCATTGCCCTTCAAGGGACAAGCAAAGTTTAAAACTTTACCCGCCTTGTCTATGGAATCCTCGGCTAATTCCATGACGGTTTCGACATATTGCGGCTTGACATCAATCTGCCATTCATCGTGCACATTGGCACAAAAGCCATAGTCGCGACCATGAATAAGCCCCTTATCTTGTAAATCCGCAACAAGAATGACCAAAGCTTGCTTCATGATAATAGCTCCGGCACTTTGTAACAGCGTATTCAAGGCAGCATGTTGAGAGCGCACCTCCAGCTTACCGCCGTCAAGGGCAATGAGAAAGCCTCTTGTCTTGGCGCGGTGCTTGACTTGTTCGGTTAAAGTTTTCAAGGCAGGGAGACTGGCCAAAAACCGTTCACGTGATTTTTTACCCGCATTCATGACCTGCCTATCCGTGCCTGTAGCTCCCATGATTGATCCCAATTTATGATCACCAGCCCCATAGAGAAAGGCGTAAAACCACACCTTCGCTATATCGCGCCCGTTGATAAACTTGGCTTCAACAGGATAAGTCTTGGCTGGATCAAGCCCTAAAGCCCTTGTATTGACCGAATGCATGTCGGTTCCTTGAGATTTATCTCCTTTCAAAATTGTGTCGATATAGGCACCGCCGTCATATTTTGCCATGTAACCGGCAAGACAGCGCAATTCCAAAGCATCCGCATCACAGCCCACAAGCACATAGCCTTGGCTGGCGGTAAAAAGAGCGCGGCATTCCTCCCCAAACGCCGCCCCCGTTGTGGGTACCTGCGCCATATTGGGGGAGGAGTGTGTCATCCGCCGCGTTACAGCCCCGACAGTCATTACAGAGCCGTGAATACGGCCTTGTCTTTCCTGTTTGAGCCACGCCTGACGCCCTTCAGCCAATTGACCGATCCGCTTATTAATGACCATATAGCGGGTTAATAATTTGGCTTCATCAAAGGGCAGTTTGGATAAAACAGCCTCATCAAGTTTAGGAATACCGCTTGGGGTAAATTCTTGCGGCTGCCAGCCATAAATTTTGGTGAGACAGCGCGCAATATGGCGCGTTGAGGCGGGATTAAAATCAACAAATTTGATTTTGCTGTAACGCGCCCCTTCCTCATAAAGTACCTTTGCTTTTGTAACCTTGCAGGTCGTGCGCCGTGTGCGCTTGACCACCACCGGATCACCGTCCGCCTCAATCCATGAGCCAAAAATAGTCTTGAGCTGGGTTTCCAATCGGGTGCGTTCTTCAAGCAAGGTAACATATAAACGTTCCCCCGCTTGACGGTCAAAAGCAAAGCCCCAATTCTCCTGCCAAGATAATATCTTTGCGACTTCCATCTCCAGCCAAATAGCCTTATCAGCATAAGGAATGAGGGGGACGGTTGAGGGAGGCGAATGCTGCCTTTCCGCCTGTTTCAGCTTTTGATTGGTTTGGCTATCATAGCCCGCCCACACATGACGCGCCCGCTTATAAAGCTCCTGCGTGACCTCAACATCCTGCTCGCAATATTCCTGCATCTCACTTGACCACGCGCCCCAAGGGTCAACGCCTTGCTCTTGTGCTATTTGGGCATAATCGCCCTTCCATTTGCGCAAACGATAACCGAAAGCTTCCAAAGAATAACGGCCTAAAAGTTTCTTAGGGAGTACGCCCTTTGATACCAAGGCATAATCGCTTTCCTCTATTTGTGGCCATAACAGGCGTGAGAGAACAAGCGTATCCAGTAGCTTTGCCCGTGGGGAGAAAGTGGGATAGAGTTTTTGAATAGCGGGAATGTCAAATTTGATGATATTGTGGCCGATAAGCTCATCAGCCTGTTGCAGCAACGCTAGCCCGTCTTTGATTGTGCCACCATGCAGTGACCAGACTTGGCCGCTATCTGCGTCTTTGATGACAAGGCAGTGGATTGTGGTTAATGTGTCAAGGAGCCCGTTTGTTTCAATGTCAAACAGCAGCTTCACTTGATTTTCCCGCGCCCCTTCATGCGCTGTCCATTAACTGGGAGGCTTCCCTGCAAAAGTCATCAATAGAGCTAAGCAATTCCTCCACGGCCTCTGTTAGGGGGCTATCCTCTTCCAACAAAACCAATAGGTCTTCCAAATCGTCTTGGAGTCTACCGACTGAACCCATATCCTCTAGAAATGCTTGAATTTTTTCTGTCATTTTCTGTCCTTCCAGTTTTAAAAGGGTGCATCCTCTGCGCCCGTTGAGAAATCATAAGTCTGTTTGGTTTGGTCTTCCCCGAAAGGGTCTTGCGTGCATTCGATTAATCGCCCTGTATCTGGATTATATTCAAGCCAGCCCGCCTCGCCGGTCTCACCGGTGTAGCGGTTTTTCAAAACACGCAATGTCAAGATATTTTTGTTATCGCCTTGCTGGTCACGCTCCGCGCCAATGACAAAGTCCGATAATTGGGCAATCGCCGCGCTCCCGCGCAATTGTGCCAGTGACGTTCTCACGCCGTCCTCATGGCCTTTATCGCCTTGTGGCCGCTTTAGGTGCGAAACAAGAATGAGGACAATGCCTAATTCCATGGCCAAAGATTTTAGCGCGGTCATGATATTGTCAATCAAACGCCGCTCATCGCCTTCATTCGTGCCAGACACAATGATGGATAGATGATCAAGAATGACAATCTGGCAGCCGCAACCCGCTTGCATATAGCGGATTTTCGCCACGATATTATCAATGTCGCTAGAACCAAAATGGTCATAAAGAAATACGCGGCCACTGCCTAATGTGGCTTCAAAGCCTCGGCGTTTTTGTTCCTCGGTCAAGTCTTGCCACATCGTATGGGCGGGCAGATCAAGCGCCAAGCCAATCAAGCCACGGGCGGTGCGTTGGATATTTTCCTCCAGCATGATCATACCGACCATCTTATCTTGGTTGATAAAATGATAGGCACATTCGCGCACAAGGGAAGATTTTCCCGTACCTGATCCGGCTGTCACCGTCCATAATTCGCCAGCCCTTGCCCCTAAGGTCATGGATTGGAGTTTTGCATAAGGGAGTGCGACACAAGCCGCCTCTTCCTCTTTATCCAATTCATCCCATAAATCCGCTCCGGCAATGATACCGTCTGGCCGATAGGTTTTGGCCTCAAAAATGGCACTGATAATCTCGGCACCACGCCCCGCCATCAACATTTCACTGGCGTCTTTGAGTGGCAATTTGGCGACTTTCAGCTTGCCCGCCTTGAAACGCAAACTTGAACAAGCCTCAACCGCTTGACGCCCCGCCTCGTCATTATCAAACAGCAAGACAATCTCTTCAAAACCATCGAGCCATTCAAAGGCGGCTTGAAGTGCCTTTTTCGCCGCCGGTGCACCATTAGGCAGTGAGACAACTGGCCATTTATTGCCTTGCATCTGGGAAACAGAAAGCGCATCAATCTCACCCTCGGTGATGATAATACGCTTGCCCTTGTCGCGCCAAAGGTGCTGCCCATATAGTCCGGCTGCCTTTGTATTACCTAAAAACTTGAAACGTTTATCAGCAAAGCGGATTTTTTGTGCCACAATGTGCCCCGTAAGGTCACGGTAATTGGCAATTTGCACCGTCTCACCTTGATAACTCCCCTTGAAATAGCCCCATTTGGCGCATGTCTCTTGGGAAATTTTCCGCTTGGTGAGCGCACAAGCTTGACCGTTCATTATAAGATTGTGACCAGTGGGAGAATTTGAGAGGGAAGCATCCGTCCCCTCTGCCTGTTCATAATAGCCACAACCAAAGCAATAGCCGTGACCGTCTGAATAGCGGGCTAAATTATCATGGCTGCCACATTGAGGACATTGCTCATGGCGGATAAACTCGCTTGTCTCATCCATTATGAACATATAAGAGAGCCGCGGCTCCGTATAAGACAATGAAGGCAAGGATCATCATACTTCCAAAGCTCATTATTTTTTCTCCTTTACTTTTGAAGGCTCGCCATAAAGCCGATAACGGACATAAAGCTGGCCGGTTGAATCGCGGCGGCGTTCAGCACAAATTTCATAGCCACGCTCCCGCAACTCACTGATGCGTTTTGGCAATGCACGACAACGCCATAAGGCTTGCGCCTCAACATTGGTGATTGTTTTGCCGGTGAGTAAATGGGCAAGGATCAACTCACCCATCGGTTTGTTATTAATTTGTGTTTTTGGTTTGCTGCTTATGGTTTTGTTCCTTTTTTAAATTTGGCGATTTTACGCACGGCATCTAACCGCGCTTTGTCTTCAGGCTCGTTCAGCCAACCTTCAGGAATAGACTTGGCGGCATAGAGAAAGCCTTGCTTTTCACACCAAGCGGCGTAAGAAGTGGGTGAGCCTTTTCTGATTTTTGTGTTGGGGTTTTGAAAGACAAAACGGATATCAAGCTTAGGATGAGACGCTTTGATATATTTATGTTTCTGCCTATCCTCTAAGGTGAATTGGCCTTTGGTCTCTATCAATATACCATTAGGCAGAAAAAAATCAGGCGTGTAGCTGCGCTGTAATTCAGGCTGGATAAAGGGAAGGCTCAAGACTTCATAAGCCGCCTCAATCCCTTTATTCCTTAGCTCCTCGGCAATTCTATCTTCAAAACCGGATCGATAGCCATATAGTTGTCCGCGTGGTTTCTGGTTAAAAATCCGCTTCGACATCAACCTCATCAGCCTGTACAAGCACTTGTTCTACAGCTTCCTCAAAAGCGGCTTCGTCATAGTCAAAACCGCCGCCGCCTTCAAAACCATAATCGGCGGCATTTTGTGAACCACCACGCGACACCAGCGAATGAATCTGGACGGCATTCAGGCGCAAACTCACCCCATAATGGCCGGTATTCATAAAATAAGGCTGCGCTTCCAAATTGATAATGGCTTTGGATCCGCTCCAAATTTCAACCGTCTTGGGCAAAAGCTTAGGCGGGGAGGCACTATCAAATAAAGGCAAACGTGGGGCTTGCCATTTAGTACCGTCTTTGCGTTTTCCTGATGCCTTTTTGCGAATACGCAATTCAATTTCACCGGTCGGCTCCTCTGTCGCCTCATCATAGACGTCTTGATAAATAGGTTTGGGCTTGATACCGCCTTGACTTTCTTGAATAGATTTACGCGTCTTGAGGGGCAGGTGAGCAAACGCCTCATCAGCCTGTTGTTTAGAAAGCTCCATTACCTCGTCAAGCTTTTGTAAAAAAGCCTGTACCGCCTCATCATTTTTAATGAGCCGCAAATTGGTACGGTAACTGCCTTCCTCATCTGGATATTGCTGTGTGCCATAATTAGGGGCGGTCAAGCTTGGGTAAACCAAAACGCCTACGGGCGTATTCATTTTTACGCCTTTTACGCTCTTTCCTTTTGTTGCTGCTGTTGCCATGTTAAGTTAATTTTCCTTTCTCAATGAGTTCAGCCAAACGGGACATGCCCTTAGCCGTGATGAGTACTTGAGTGGCAATGTGATTGCCGCCTGTATAATAATTGTGATAATCCGTCTCGCGATGCTCAACCAAACCCGCGTGACGTGCTTTGTCATAAGCAACCAAATTGCCGTCACGTTTGCGCCTGAAAATCCATTTGCGCCTGATGAGTATCTCAATAAAGTGACAACGTTTAATTTTTAAAGTTTTGGCCGCATCCGATAAAATAAGGGAACCTGCGCTCGCCTCCAACCGATCCAAGACTTGAAGCCGCTCACCTTGATGCTCGACAAGCCCCGTTAGCCGCTCGTTTTCATCCTTAAGGTGTGTTAGAACGCCTAACATCACGCGCGGGTGCGAATAATCAATGGGCTGTAAGGCTTGCGCCTCCAATTCCTGCCAGCGGTCAATGATGCGGGTGCGTAAGGCAAAGCTATAGCCTGAAACCAGAATAAGTGTTTCCCGTTTGGGCAAGCGATATTCCGGCTGTTGCTTGCCTTGACTATTGATATAGGAGGACTGCCCAAAATTGGGTTGACCTATTTCCTCAAGCATTTTGCGAATGTCGCGCAGAACGTGCCTGTGTTCCTTACCGGTCAGTTCGGCAATCTCACGGCTCGTCATGGTGAGCGGTTCATCATGGGTTTTTGAAAGGGCAGTAAATGTCAAAACATTGCTGGCTTGGTTTTGAGTATGGTAAGCTGTTGTCATGATTATTTCTCTTTTTAAAGCTCGTGTTTCATATAATCAGCCAAGGCACGGTAATGGTTTGATTGGCCGCATTTGGAATGAAGAATATTATTGGCAATGGTGAAGGCGTCCCCCACATCCACATGGTGACGGCGACAAAAAGCCATCAATGTCACCGCAAAGGCCGTTGATTGAATCTCCGGCTTTTCATATTGCGTCTCACTTATCTGTTTGAGGGACGCTTGGATGACATCATCTGGATTTAAATTATTGAGCCGGTCACGATTAATGAATTGTGTCATGATCCACCTCCACACCCTGAAGATGCTGCGATTGCCGCTTATATTTGCGCCTTCGCTCTGTCCGCCTCTCACGCTGCCAATACGTCCCACGATGACGCCTTTGCGGCGGCTCTTCCCCCCTTTCCAAAAGCCCTAACTGGGTCAAGGCTTGAATAATAAGGGCGCGGAATCTATTAAATTCACTGCTGGTCATCTGGTTGCGGTCAAAGACAACGCCATCAACAATGATAACGCTCTCACTCGCTCCAAAATGCATGGTAATTTTAGGCATGGTTTTAACTTTGAAATTCATTTGATTAACTCTTTCTGATTGATTGATTATTCGCTTGGCCTATGTTTGCGAATCCACACTGGAAGGGTAAGCATTCAGGCGAAAAAATAAGGGCTGGCGCGTATCTCGTTGAGATCAAGCCCGCCAATGAAAGGCCGTGGCGGGATATCTTTATGTGCCTCATCAGGGACTGTGGCGTGGAAAAAGAGTTCCAACGCTTCCAGATTCTCATACATCTTGATGAATTGATCCCGCAAAATGGCGGCAAGCCTTGCCGTTTGCGCCGCTGTGGTGCCATAACTGTCATGGATCATCGCAAATTTTGTCATCCCCTGCCTATGTGCCTCAACGACCGTGAAGGCCAAGGCACTGGCATCAAGCGAATGAACAAAATTGGGCGCAACGCCGCCGGTTTGACGTACTTTATCCGGTATGTCTGGCTTGTCTTCAAAATAGCGCGGCTGAAACCTTGCGCCGAACAAGGCCGTATCTATCCGCCTTTCCTCTCTGTGTGGGTAAAACTGATAAACAGGAAAACCCGTTGGGGCTTCCCAAGCTAAAAAAGAGCCGTTCGTCACCGCCAATCTGGCTGTTTTTTTGAGCCAGTCCATCGCCAGCCGCGCTGATATAACAACCTCGCCAATCGCCACCCATACATGAGACGCCAGCCAAGACGCCGCCTTGCGCAATTCTATGATAGGGTAAGGGGCATTACCGCGCTCAAGGACAGCTTCATAGACATAATCCATACAAGAGCTAAAGGTTCCCCCATAGGGCAACACCATTACCGGTCGTTTGGTTATTTTACGGCAAATACCAAATTCCAGCCATTTTGCCGCCATGGAAGCGGCCTCTTCGTCTTCCCCCACTAAGGCAGCCTCAAGCCGTGCCGTTACGCGTTGTGCCACGGTCGCGTAAATATCTTGCGGTGCGTCTGACGGTAAAAGATTGACCGCCTTGCCCGCCACGGGATCACGCAACATCGCCGAATAATGTTGGAGACCATTACAAGAGCCATCCATCGCCACGGGAATTTTACTGATAAATACCTCGCCACGCTGTTCTGCTTGCAAAAGCGCGTGCCATTCCACGCACCACGCCAGAAAACAAAACGGGCTATCTGCCTCTGCCCACCAAAGATTATCCAGCGGCTCATCTGCGGCTTCCATAATACGCTGTTCATTCTCTCTCACCCATTGCAGACGTTCACGAAAGGCCACTTTATCCAAGCCCCAACAATTCGCCCCATGGATAGCAAGCCAATCTCGCGCCTCATCATCTGTTATAGGGTCGCCCTCGCTAAATTCTAATAAGCCTTTGGCAAGATCAGTCCCTTGCGGTTGTAAATAAGACACCACGGGGTAAATGCGCCCGCGAAAATCAAGCTGATGCGGAAAGTAAATCGCCTCATAGTCCGCAAATTCTCGCGCCATATTCAGGGTTTTATAAGCCCCGATTCTCTGGCCGGTTAGGGAAGCGTTCTTGTCATAAACGTGACGACACGCCGCTCGCCATGCTTTTTTAGCGTCCTCATTCGTTTCATAATCATCTGGACGGGGCGGCGTTTGATGATCATCCTCCGGCAAACCTGCCAATCCGTTTCCTTGGGCAATTAAATGATTGGCGACTTCCAAAATACGCGTGTTAACCCGCCAAGCCGTGCGCTGCACCGCATTGACTGCCTCATAAACAAGCGTTAAGTCTGCTTGCTTGAGCAGTTTTTTATGCTCACGGGAGCGCGTTTTGACAAGCCCTAGCGGATAGGCAAAAGCCCGTGTGTGATAACCGCCGCCTTCTAAATCTTCCCAATCCTTCGGCTCGATCACACAAGGGAGATATTCCGGCAACAACACTTCGCATTGCGTATTGAGCGCGTCTAACCAAGCCCTGAAACGTTTTGTCGGTTCGATAAGCGTTTCCGTACGCTTGGCGCGTTTGAGTGTGACAACCTTAAAAATCCCTGTCGATAGTTCAATCAGCTTGAGGCCTAAAACAATATGATCCCGCCGCTGCCAGCGTTCCCATCCATCCTCTTCTCCGTCTTCAAATTCGGCGTGGTTATACGTGGAGCTTAGAGAAGCGTAACGGCGATCACCTGTGCGGGTGCTGCTTTCTCTGTTCATTCTCTTTTTTGCAGAATATAAAAGGTCGGGGTGATGCTTGGCGTAATGTTGGGATCGTTGCTCCACTTCAATATAACGACCTAGTCGCGCCGCCGTGCTCGTGAGCCTTTGATCTGTGCTGATGCCGTCCAGAACAGTTTTTAAGGTGATATAAGACGCAACACAGCTTTCAACATCTTTCAAATATTTTGCCGCTGTATGATATCGCCCAACCTTTTTCGTCTCGACTTCTTGTAAAAACGCCTCAATCGCTTGTTCTAAAGGCTCAATCGCCGACATCATGATACGATTAACGCTGGAACTATCGGTTGCCCTGCCGCCTTGGAGACTTTCCTGATAAATCTTTCTGAATTTCTCCAATCCCAACGTTGCCATACGTTTTTCCAGAATGATCTGTTTCTCGTATAAATCTATGTCCATCTTATCTCTCAAGTTTTTGTGAAGCAAAATTTGCGCAAATAAAAAAGCCGCCCCAAAAGGAACGGCTTAAATTTTTGTGCTATTACGTATGTGGTAAATGACGTCAAATTACAAAAATGGGCAGGGTGATTCGCCGTCGGTTTACGGGTTTCGGATAACCTATTTTTCTATAGGCTCATTAACCATTCTGTTGTTTTTCAACGGTTTTTTATTTGTTGAAAAATCTTGTAAACGCTAGCTATTTTGTTAAATCACCGCTATTTTTGCGGGTGCGTCATTTTAGATTTAACTATGGTTCGCCGAAACAACAACTCAAGATATTACGAGATTGGTGCAAAATCTAACCCTTGATAAACCCCTAATCTAGTACAGCCCCCTCTTTTTTCCATTCCCATGCCTC